CTAGTACATCATCAACTACTACTACAACTAGTACAATCTATCCAGACTGTAGAGTGGAAGGATGTTTTACAACACCAACTACTACCACAACTAGTTCTACTAGTACAAGTACAAGTACAACTAGTACAACTAGTACAACTAGTACAACTAGTACAAGTACGTCAAGCACAACAACAACTACCACTACCAATCCTATTACCACTACAACTACTACTACTCTAATAAAAGTCACAGGAAACTCATACTTTACTTTCTGGAGTGATGTTTCAGGTTCTATGGATGATACAATTTCAGTGACAGCACAAATAGCTAGTGTTACAGGTGTAAAGTGTCTAGTTTCACCTAGTTTAACAGCAGGATCAACAACAATCCAACTATCACAAGGTAATCAGGCTAATAAAGTTACTGTGTCAGCTGTTAGTGGAGACACTACAAGTAAGGCATATTTATGTCTTGTACCTGGTATGGAAGCTATACATCCTGCAATACCTGCAGGAACTTTTATTGCTACAGGATCAAATGTTATCACATTTAATCTTGTAGACATTAATGGAAGCCCTGTTGCAACAACAGCGGACATTCTCCAGGGACCTAATGGTATTATTACTTTTAATTTAACAGATGCTCAGAAAACTATTGATTACCAAAACCCATCTAATTTAAGAAACTTACTTCAAGATTTTTATGCAACAGGTGGAACTGAAGCAAGTGGAAATACAGACAGAGCTACTAACGGTAGTGATGAGTTTGAAGCTCGTGTATACTGGTGTCACAGTGGTGAAGAGAGACAAATTCAAATGCTCTCAAACAAAGGTTTTGGGGACACTATAGGCCCAACAGGATATTTTCCTGATGCAGATAGTTTAGTAATTATGGCATTTGGTGATGAGTCAGGTATAGGATATAATATGGATGGTAAGTTCGGAAGTTCAGGACCTGCCTGGTCAACTCGAGCGAGTCAAACAAATTCAAGAATAGTAGATGATATATCAAGTGTAAGAACTTTTGTTACGAATATAGAAGCTGCAGCAGGAAACACTAATATATATAGAGCTAAGTTTTTCCATCCTGAAGCTACACCTATATATACAGATTCAACAATAAAACCTTTAGTTTCACCTGAAGGACTTCTTAATGCAGGAAATAATGGTGTAGCTGTAGTTGCAAGTATTGGTAATGTTCCTGCTAGTGCTTACAACAATTCTACAGATAATCTAATAAACTACCCAAGTGCAAGTCCTACAAGATTTGCATGGTCAGAGGATCTAGATAATAATCCTGCTAACCCAGAGCAGTACTGGTATGATGAAATAAGAAATACATTAATAAGCTTTGGATATGGAGTTTAGTAAAATCAAAAATTGTAGATAAAGATGACAATAATAATAACATTAAGTTTTGCAGGTGCAGATACAGGTCCTTTTGATCTATACTCGAACGTAGATGGGTTTACTACTCCATTTGAGACAGGTGTGACTAAAGCGGATCTATTGTCTGGGTATGAAACATCATTAGCCCCTGATGGAACTATAACTGTTAGACTGTTGGACTTAGGTGCATTGTGTACACCTAATACAACAGATATTTATTCTTGTGCTATACCAAATTGCGATTTTTCTGGATCTATTCTTTGTGATGTTACAACAACAACAACCACGTCATCATCAACAAGTACTACAACAAGTACTAATTATCCAGCATTCTCACCATGTACATGGTCAACTTATGGAGGTAACCCTGGAGAAATAGCTGTATATGACTTTAATACTAATTCCTCAAGTCCTGTGCTTGTACCTAATGACTTTACAACTACTGTAGGAATCAACAGACCTATCTGCTCTACAGAAGATAAGTTATGGTTGGCTAGTGTTACAACTGATAATACAGTGGCATACATTAGAGAGTGGGACATAGTTATATCTGGTCCTGTACCAACTTTATCTTATGTTAGAGAAATAACGATTGCTGTAAGTTCACTTAATTACAAAAGTATATGGGGAACTAAAATATCTACAATAGCTACAACCTCTGATAATAACACATTACTTGTAGGGTTTAGTGATAGATTTAATGGAAATGTTGCTATGGGTGTTTACGAATGGGACATTTCTACAGTTGGAGATATTGAATTAACTGAATCTAATAATAGTGATGAAGCCACTGTTAGCTTTGGTAATGCCTCTGGACACACAACAGAGCTTACAGGTATGTTTATTACTAATGATGGTGATGTTATTCTTTCTAGTAGATATTATGAAAACCAAAGTGATTTCAATGCCTCAAATCGAATTAAACAATATCCAGGTTTACCTTCTTCTGGTAGTTGGTCGCCAAATCCTCTCACTCCTATAATCAACTTACAGAATTCTGGTGTTCCTGAATTTACATCTACATGGACTGGTTCAACTAAAGCTATGCCTGTATGGGGTGTAAATGGATTAATACAAGTAATTCAACCAGAAACACTTGAAGTATATAACATAAGTCAAACAGCACCATATAATGCTACATTAGAAACTACAGTGGCTGACGATAGTGTTTGGATACATACATCAACTGGTTGTGCAAATGTTGGTATTAAATTAACAGATCCTGATTGTGAGGCTACTTGGATACCTGCACTAACTGAACGAGATGATAGAAATAACCTCTTCTACATTGGGCCTGTTACTTTTACATATCAGGGAATTCAGGTTACAGCTACTGCTGACGATAACTACTTAGCATTACTACCAGGAGATCCAGTTGGAGGTGTGCCTAATGGCGGATGTAGTGGATTATCTAATCCAGCTGCAACTAATAAGTTAAAAACTGTTCAAGGTAATGATTTTAATATTACTCTAACTTTTGAAAGTCCTATTAATAATCTTCCTATTAGAGCTGCTGTACTTAATACTCAACCTGACTTTAGTGCTGGGGACGTTTATGAAATTACTACAAATGCAGGAACACCTTCTATATCAATAAGTAATGGATGTAATGTACAAGTACAAGGAAATAGAATAGGTGGAGGTGTGCCAGATTACAATACAGAAGGTGATGGAGAGTTTATTGTAACAACTCCTACCAACTTTACTGTTATAACTATATCCGGTAATGCACCAACTGGGGGACCAATTCTGCTTGGTTGTGTCACTCCTCCTTTAAGTTGCTCAAGAATATTTACTCGTAACGTTACAGAGAGCTGTAGTGATGGAATATGTGCCCCTGAGAATTTGAAGGGAAGCTATAATAGAGTTTATTCACAAAATATTGTAACAAATACCATAGAGGAAATTGCTCTTCCAGGAGGTAGCTATTTCCAACTACCTAATTCAGATATTACTAATAATTATTTTATTGGTCAAGTTAACAATAAAGATGCAGAAGGAGATGTAATTTCACAATTTACAAGATGGAGTTATGATACCACATTACCAAGTGGTACACCTTCAAACTTTACATGGGAGGGTATACTTTATACTATAAATCAAAGTGAGTTACCTAATATATTTCCTCCTACTTACTTTGGAGTAAGTACGGTTAATGACAACTTAATGGTACTATCGTACGGTATCTCTTCCTTTGATGGAGGAGGTCAACAAGTGTTTGAAGCTGAATTTGTAGAGGGATCTACAACATTAGCAGTTACACTTAAATTCCTTATACCTGAACCATTTAATGGTTCTGGTGAACATGTGGTTACCCTTAAAGAAGATGGAACACCAAATAAATTTATAGCAGTCAAATCTGATTATGGAACTCAACCATATATACTTGCTCAGTTTGATTATGACACAGGTAATCTAGAAGTAGAGATTCCAGGACCAGTTGGTAATTGGAACAGTGGTGGAGACATGGCTGTAGTTGATGATTATTTATATGTAACTTTAGGTAGTAATACAGAAGGAGTTTTTAGATTTTATAGATTATATAGAGTTAATCTACAAACACATGTTTGGGAAGAAGTAGCAAACGAATCTGAATACTTTGGTGGAAGTTCAGGAAGTTTACCATTATGTAGAACAAATGATGGATTTGCTATAGTTGGTACAACTACCACTACTACAACAGATCCTGATATATCAACAACAACTACCACTACTACATCTACGCCTGGTGTAAGAACAATATTTACTAAATTTAGTGCAGGGTCAGTACCAGCATAACACATAGATATGAAAGGACTATTAACACAAGAAATAAAAGATAGAATATTAGAGTTGTCTCAGCAACTTCCTAATGTAACTAGTGTTGCTTGGGGAAGAAAAGTTGTTAATGGAACGTGGACAGGTGACTTTGCTATAGTTATAGCTGTAGAAAAAAAGAAGCCTCTTTCTGAGATTTCAATAAATGAACATATTCCATCACGTGTTATAGTATCTGGAAAAAGTATAAAAACAGATGTAATAGAAATAGCGAAGCATGAAGTTATAGGTACGTGTTCTACAACTTGTGGACAAACAAATAACACTTCACTAGCAAACAGACAGTTCTTTCAACATTTACAAGGTGGTATTTCTTTTTCTAGTAGAAATAATGGAACTAGTGTAGGTACTCTTGGAGGTGTAGTTATACATTCAGAAACAGGCTGTTCAGTTGGTTTAACAAATAATCACGTTACTATTCAAGATGCATTTTATACATCTGATAGAAGTGTTACTGGAGCTCTTGTAAATGAATATAGTCCAGTAGATTATGTATACCAACAAGGAGAAGGTGGAAGTGCATCCAAACCTGCAAGTTATAACTGTGGTGTAAGTTTACAGTATGTTCCTATTCATGCAAAGTCTACAGGTTTACTTAATCAGGTAGATGCAGCTATAATTTCTATTGATCCGACAAGATGGAATCCAACAATTGCATGGAATCAAGTAGGACTAGAGTCTATACTAGGTAGTAACCCACCACCGTTTGCTTCTACATTAGAAATAGATAATCTATTAGCTACAAACCCTCGTGTATATAGTACTGGAAGAACTACTGGACCTAAAGGTATTGTACCAGATTGTCCTATGTTAATTCAATCAATAGGTGCTACGCTTGAAAATATAGCTTATCCTAGTTCACAAGCAACTAGTGTAAATTGTAAGTTTACTGATGCTATTAGATTTATTAAACCTCCTCAAGAAGATCCTGATAATGCGAGTACAACAGAATATTGTTGTAATCCTATATATTCAGGAGATTCAGGATCATTCCTCCTCGCAGATATAAATGGAACTATCAAGATAATAGGACTATGTTATGCTGGTGGAGCTCAAGTGGTAGCTGGTTGTTATCTATATGGTTATGCCTGTAGAATAGATATGGTTGCAGAACAAATGGGTATACAGCAGTTTATTACTCCTGGTCCACTAGTAGATCCAGATACAATTGAGTATATAACTATAGATGGACAAAGTGACCAGAAAATAATATATTGTGAAAGTGAAGCGTACTGGCAAGTAGGATTTACAGGTTCACTAGAAGCTAATTGTGGTGGTAATACTACAACTACTACTAGTACTACTTTAACTCCTTCTAGTGGATGTAGCCAACCTTATGACTTTGATGCTCCAGAGGGATTCCCAGGAATTAGTACTGGAAATGGAACTAAAACATTAAGTAATGGGACTATCTTAACTTTGACATCATCAAGTGGTGATTGTGGTGCTACGTATGTTCCAGGTCCAGCTCCAGAACTTATTCCCAATAATGAAGGAATTGGAACTTGTGACTTGATTGGTTTCAGCAATAGGCAATATAATAATAAAGGGCGTTATGCATTAGGTAGTGGATCTTGTTCTTCATCCACAATGTCATTTGATAACTCAATATCGTCTATAGCATTTTTCTGTACTGGTATAGGGTATTATCCTAATCCAGGAATATATGAAACAGTAAGAGTAACAGCTGACGTAGATCTTAATATAGAATTTATACAGGTGTGTAGAGAAAATGCTGATAGTTTTATAGTTTCTAATGAGACAGATGGTAGTGTGATATTTAAAGGAAGGCTTTATGCAGGAGATATAGGAAATCGTGGTTTATTTAATATATTCCCTAAAAACAATGGTGATAGAATTAATGAACTAACATTTACACATATAGGAGCTAGGTTAGCAGGTTGTATTCTTGATTTTTATCTATGTCCAGATGATCAAAATACAACTACTACAACCACAACTACTGTAGCACCTACTACTACTACAACCACAACTGTAGCTCCTACTACTACAACTACAACAACTACTGTAGCTCCTACAACTACAACAACCACAACCTTACCTGTTTTCCTTTGTACAGATCCACTACTAACAGTATCTTTACCTGATGGAATTGTAGGAGATCCACTGAATGGAAGTGTTGTATATGATGGACTCAATCTAGCTATAACTAGTTACAATTATAGTGGGGGTATTACAACTGTATATATTGCTGGAACAGTTTCTTATACGCTTGCATTTATTGTTCCTTCAGGATATAGTAACTCAGGATCTGGTACTGGTTGTGCTGTTGCAGCAACTGGTACAACACCAACAACTACAACTACAACAACTGTTGCTCCTACTACCACTACTACAACTACAGTGGCACCAACAACAACTACAACCACAACGGTAACACCTACTACAACTACAACAACAACTCTTGCACCATTAGTTGGATGTCTAGAGTTTGACTATTTAACTACTACAGATAATAGCTTCTGGTATACAGACCCACCAAGTCCTGTAGGTGTGAATACCCCCTCTCTATATGCTCGATCATCTTTCGTTGGACCAACTACAAACACAACAAGTTATACCAACTGGTCTCAAGTTCCAAATACCAACTATGATGTAGTATTTAATATAGGAGGAGTAGACTATACAGCAGTGTATCAACTTGTTGATGTTGGAGTTGGAGCAGTTACTGTTCCTTATGGTAAAGTTAGCAGTAACGCTTCTTCAGGTCCGTTATCATCTACAAATGCATTCCAATTTTCAAAGATAGATGCAAATGGTAATGACTTATCATCAATACTTTCTACCTTTGATCATACAACTGGAGATAGTTATAAAGTTACTGCATTTGGAGATTGTACAACACCAACAACAACAACAACTACAACTGTAGCACCTACAACAACAACAACTACAACTGTTGCTCCAACAACAACTACTACAACAACTGTAGCACCCACGACAACTACAACAACTACTGTAGCACCAACAACTACAACTACCACCACTGTAGCACCTACGACAACAACAACTACCACCACTGCAGTACCAACAACTACAACAACTACCACTGCTGATCCTAAACAGTATGCATTTAATTGGGTGTTTAGTGGTAAGAGTAATCCAAGTGGAGCAGGTCTATTTGAGAGTGCGAATCTTAAGATATTAGTTAATAGCGTAGCAGTTGTAAATTCTGTTATAAACAAAACTAATACATCAGACGGTGGCACAATAATGACAGCAATAGGTGACGTTATTAGTGCAACAATGACAACTGAAAATTTAACAAGCGATACTCTTTTTGTTGAACACAAACTATTTACTAGTGTAGCACCTACTACACCTACAATTCAAAAAAGTCTTGTATCTGCATCTAGTAACTATACATATGTATTTAACAACTGGACTCAAACAGGTGTAAGTAATAGTGTTTGGAATTATGATACTATTAGTACTGCAACTACACCTGCAAGTCTTATAATAGACTTTGATGACACTGGAGACGGAACTAACTTTGTAACTCTTGACGGTGAAAACGGCCAGTTTTCGGAGACTTATCTTGCTGATCCAAGCAGTAATGGAACTTACAACTTTACTTTAGTAAACGGAGAGAATTATGACCTACTAGCAACTTATAAATCACTTAACCCAGGACAAAATGACACTTTAACAGTAAGTGGTCTTCAAGTTAGTGGATTTACTAGTTTTAGTGATGTCGCTACTGGAGCTGCTCAAACAGTAATAGGTCCAGTAGCTGGAAACTTTACAGTAACAGGAACAGGTGCTATTTCTCTAAACGCAACACAAACATCACCATAGTGTGATAAACAAATAAATAAAATTATGTCAACACAAAATTGCTCAAATTGTTATAACGGATGTACTGAAATTACTTCAGACAAGTGCGTTAAATATACAGGTGTAGACGTTCCTATACTAGGAATAAAGAATGGAGACTCCCTATCATTTGTGGAGCAAGCTCTTATTACCTTTTTAGGATCTACACTAGACGGAACAGGTATAACACCTGTAGTTCCCCCATCAGATATATGCCCTGCAGTGCAGGCTAATCTAGATGACTGTAACCCATTAACTTTAAATAACTACCTAGTAGGTATAATCAAAACTATCTGTAAATTACAGGAAGAAGTAAGTGAGATAGAAGGTGGTTCAGGATCAAGAGTTGTAAACTATGATGTAGGCTGTGTATCTGGAGTAACAGATACTACAAGCACATCAGATGTATTACAACAAACTATAAATAAGTTGTGTGAAGTTGAGCAGTCACTGAACACTTTTATTACTGATGTTACAAACAACTACGTACAAATTGTTGATATTAATACGTATATAGAAAACTATTTAAACACTAATCCTCAGCAACAGCTTATTAGTAATCGAATGGTTCCATTTTCTGCACAGCCATACTTTGGAGACTTAACACCATTTGATGCATCAGGTGCAGGAATAGGTATTTGGGATAGAATATTTCTATGTAATGGAAACAATGGTACACCAGATATGAGAGGAAGAGTAGCTGTTGGAGCTACTGATATGCCAGGTCAAAGTATGGATAACATAGTTGATCCGTCTGTTAGTGGAAATCCTACATATAACCTAAATGACCTTACTGGAACAAATCAAGTTGTATTAACAACAGCACAAATACCTTCACATACACACACTAATACTGTAGCAGCTTCACTTAGTCCAGCTTCTCACAGCCACCTTGTTGCAAGTATGGGAAGTTCAAATGAAACAGATCCTCCTACAAGCAGTAACTATATTCGCCAGGCAAAAGGCACAGGTGGTAACTTAGGATATGCACTTAGAGGAACAAGTACTACATCTACTGTAGGAAAAACTACTGATGTTAGTCAAACTGTAGCTACAACTGTTACAATAAATCCTACTGGTGGAGGGTTACCACATAATAATTATCAACCTGGAATTGGATCATATTATATAATTTACATACCTTAATACTAAAAACAATGGCATACTTACCCACTAATCCTTGTTGTACAAATATAGCAGTGAACACTACTTGTGGTTGTTCTACTTCTGTAAGTAATGATCCATGTCAAACTGGAATACATTATTCAAAATCTATTACATACAATGGACCAATATTACCTTGTTCTAATGTAGAACCTTGTGATGATTTAAACGTTGCTTTGTCTAAAATTGACGAACTTCTTTGTATATTGAAGACTCAACAAGCAACTAATACATCAGATATTTCTGCTATAAAAGAGCAAGTTATAAATATAAATAACACACTAAATACTTGTTGCGGATCATAATGGAAGCATTTATTAAACTAACAACTGCAGGAAACAATACTGGACCCTTCGATCTGTTCTCAGATGTAGATGGGTTCACTGCTGCTTTTGAAACTGGTGTAACTAAAGTTAATTTATTAGCTGGCTATACTAGTACTGTAGTTCCTGATTTTACTACTATAATAAGAGTAACGTCAGATTCATTATGTGAAAATAGTTTTGATATTGTATTAGAACAAACTACAACTACCACAACAACAACAACACCATAAGATATGTTGATACAAATAAACATAACCATACCCCCAGGAGGCTCTGCTGGACCTTTTGATTTATACTCAGATGCAAATGGATATACTACTCCATTTCAAACACAAGTTCCTGCTTTAACTTTAACTAATGGATATGTTATTGAACTTCCTACAGGAGCAACTATTATAAGAGTCTGCTCTGTTGGTACATGTGATAATTGTATTGACCTACCAACTAATTGTCCTACAACAACTACAACAAGTAGTTCTAGTACGTCAACTACTACAAGTACTTCAACATCTACATCAACCACTACAACACAACAGCCTCCTAACAGACTTAACTGGGAGCTTATAACTAATACTCCAAATTCTTTAATTGCACCAGAACCACAGAGCAGCAACTTAAAAATAGATGTTAATGGAAATAATGTTGTAGATGCAACTATTACAGGTAATGCATCTTCACAAAGTGGAACTATTCAAATCTTACCAGGAGATGTAGTTTCTGCTACAATAGATAGTAACAGAACAGGAGTTTACAATTTTATCAATACAATTCAAAAAGACGGAATACTATATCAAGGACAGGATATATGTACTTTCTGTACTGATAATTTTGTAACTGCCCTAAGTCCTAATTATACTGGAGCAGGGGTTGATGTAGACTTCTCCTTTATAGCTGACACTTATAAAGAAGTTACAACAACAACTACTAGTTCTACTAGTTCTACTAGCACTACAACCAGTACCAGCTCTTCTTCAACAACAACTACTACTACTACATGTGATTGTTCCTTAAATAATCCTACTATAACACTTACTGGTACTACAACAACTCAAATTCCACTTACGACAACTACTACTACAAAATCTAGTCCATCTCTTGCAGCTGGTATAAGATCAATAACTAGTAGTTCAAATCTAAATATTGGTTTATGTAGTGCTGACCTTGCTGCATTCCTATGGAAAAATGGATCACTTGTTGAACCACAAATAAATGATTTTACATATGATGTAATATTTCCAGCATCTCAAACATTTAACGGAGACAACAAATGGTACAGGTTTCAACTGTCTCTATCTACACCCAATCCAGGAAGTTGGCTTATAAAAATTGATACAAATGGACGTATTACTAACGTTGAGGATTGTCCAGATCCATAAAACAAAATTATAAAATGGCAACACTAACAATAAAACTAGAATCCGCAGGCAGTTGTTCAGGACCAGTTGATCTATATTCAAATGCAAATTTTTATACAACGCCCTTTGCTACGAATGTTTCTATAACTATTCTAACAAGTACATTAGGTTATAACATATCTACAAGTCTTGTTCCTACTGGAACTACTATTGTGAGAATAAAAAATAATAATGCTAACTGTGATAATTATGTTGAAGCATCAATTGTTTCACAGTATACATCTGGATTTGGACTTTTTGGTGCTCCAGCACCTCATAATAATGCTACAGATGCATGTTCAGATATATCTACAACACCGGTAACTGAGTACTGGCACAATGGTGATAGTTTTAATTATATTCCACCTGTTGGGTCTTTTTTATATGATGATCCAGACCCAGCAACAGCAAGTCTATTAGCATTGGATGCAGGGTGGTATAAAATAGGACCGAGTACAACTAACACAAGTGTAGCAGCAGTTCAGATAGCTTTAAATGGATATGAAGTTTTATGTTGTACTACTCTTTGTAGTCCTTCTGTATCCTAAAAAAATATAAAATGGCAATACTAATACAAGCTAGTAACATAGGAGCAGATGCTGGACCTTTTAACTTGTTTTCTCAGGTTGATGGTTTTACTGAAGCTTTTGAAATAGATGTAACAAGTAATCAACTACTTGCAGGATTTGTTTCATATAACGTTCCTTTTGGAACTGCTGTAGTTAGAATTATATCTAATAGTCCTGACTGTAATACTTATATAGATAAAGAACTAGACGCAGCTCCAAATTGTCCAAATAATGTCACTGTCTTTCAGGTTTGTAATGAAAACGCATCCAGGGATGACAATTTTGATGTATTTCTAAATGGGAGCTTAATAGGGAATTTAGATCTAAATCAAGATGCTCAAGTAGGATCGATATTTATTGCTAGCAATACACCGTTAGTGATAACTGAACCAGACTTTCCTTGTCCCTTGAGCAACATGCAGTTGTTCTTTTTTGATCCAGATATAATAACTCTAAGAAACACTGTACAAATGATAAACACACAAAATAATGGAAACGATAATCAAGGTACATTATCAATACGCAACTACGAGATATCAGGGAATACATTAATAAACCCATGTGTTATTGAAGATCTTGAGTGGGTAGGATCGTCTGGAGTAGACTTTGAGTTTTCATGGATCTATGACGCATGTTGTGGAAGTGATGTTGAGATAGAATAAAAAGTTCTCTTTTGTTGGTTTTAGAGAACTTCTCCCAGGGGCAAAACGCCCCTAGGGAGTTTTATATATAACCAAATTAGTTATAAAGAATAACTCTCATGGTTAAGTTTTTTATGTTAAGTTAAATAATTTATCTATCTTTGAGATATTTTCTAATTAAATACGATACATATGTCTGAGAATCAGAGTCTTCTTAATCAACTTAAAGAGTTGTTAACAAGAAAAAGAAGTGAAGAGTGGTATGCAGAAAAGCTAAACGTTACAGTTAATGAAGTAAAAGAGCTGAAAAAGGAACTAAAAGGAAAGAAATATGACGACAGTAATAAATTTCTAGATGGGGCAACAAACAGTAAACAGCTTGAGGAAGCAGTAAGAAAAGTTAGCAATGAACAGGGCACAATTGAAAGTACAATAACTCTAGACTTCGAACCAAAAAGTGATATAGAGTTAGCACAATTACACAAGATAGATCTAGAAAAGTATATAATTACTAACTATTGGTCTAAAGTTCTTCCCACTGGGAAGTTTACATCTTCAATCTTTTCTAAAAGAAAAGGTCCAAAAGATTATACAGCTGATGACTTCAGCAAGTTCCTAGAGAATTATAAGTCAAACTACATTCCTATTCCTGCTCCTCAGATGGAGCTGAAACCTCTGGTAGATATTGAGTTATCTTTATCAGATTACCACTTAGCTAAAAGATATGTTGATGGAGATAATGATCCACAAACTAGGGCTAATAGATTTGTAAAAATAGCAGAAGCTTTAACTCATAAAGTTAGATCTATTTACAATATAAATAAAGTAGTGTTTCCTATATCTAATGATTTCTTTCATACAGATAATTATCAGAACACTACAACTAATGGTACTCCTCAAGATATAATATTAGATTATGCGTCAGAGTACGAGATGGGATTTGATCTTTTAGTAGATACTATTAAAATGTTAAAGACTAATTCTAAACATGTTGAGGTTATTTTAGTACAAGGTAATCACGATAGAACTAAATCATATTACTTAGCCCATGCGTTAGACATATATTTTAAGGAAGATAAGAATATATCTTTTGTAAGAGAAGAAGGTTTAGTAAAAGCTACTGTAGTAGGTAATACGTTTATTGGCTTCCATCATGGTAATTGTAAAATTGATGCATTACCATTATTGTTTGCAACGCATCCAAAATATAGTAAGTGGTTTGGTGATGCTACATATAGAGAAGTTCATACAGGTGATAAACATCACTATATGGCCAAAGAGATAAAAGGAGTTAGGATACAACAAATGCCTAGTTTATCTGGAACAGATAGGTGGCATAAAGATAATAATTTTGTACATAGTGTACGAGCTGCCTTAGCTTTAGTTTACGATAGTAAAGTTGGCAAGGTTGCTGAATTTGAAGAAAGAATATAATTATGGCAACAAAGTATGGAAAGCCTACACCAGGCAAGAATGTAAAAGCTCCCAAGGTGCGTCCTTATAATATGAAAAAGAATTATATGAGAGAGGCTGACCAAGAGGGAGGAATAAAAGGCTTCGGTAATTATAAAAAATAAAACAATGGCAACATTAAGAAAATTGGTTTCGGATGTGAGAGGTACACATAAGATTTTATCAACAGATGCTTTGATAACAGATAGAGTTATTGCTTCTGAGATAAGAAACACATCTCAAATGTTGATAAAAAGAGAAACCAATTTAAGAAAACTATGGGCTAGTGATACATTATATACCACTATTCCTTGTCTAGAGATGAAAGAAGTTCCCATCTCAGAATGTTGTGAGTATGCAGACGAGTGTAATGTATCCAGAACTGCACATAAACTACCTAGAATATCGGAAGGTAACTACCAATATGTAATACAGGGTGTATATTCTGTAGATGCTATGGGAGGAAGAGGAACTAAATTAAAGGAGATAACTATAAATAGATATTTGAATTTATTGAAACTACCAATAGTAAAAAATGATTATTACTTCTGGATATCTAATGGATACTTATATGTAAACAATCCTTTACTAAAAGCAATCAGACTATCTGCATTTTTTGAAGAAGATGTACCTAGTGAAATTATGTATCCAGATTGTGATTGTGGTGGTGTGGATGTTACAGATGAAGAATATTGTAAAAACCCTTTGGATAAAGAGTATGCTCTACCAGGTTATTTAGAGTCTTCAGCTTTAGGATTAGTATCACAAAAACTCTTAGCTACATATTTCCAAATTAAAACCGACATGAGTAACGAAGGCATAGATGGACAAGCTCCAAATGCCCAACCAACTCAGTAATAAATTATATATGTCAAGAGTAGCAGTTGACTGGCGAAGTGCAAGTAAAAAGAATTACGAGGACTTCTGTAAGAAGCACCCTTTAATATCTCTAACTTTTGATGAGTGGAGAAATATCCTGTATGGTTTCAATGAGTCATTCAAACACTATATTTTAGAAACAGGAGAGAAAGAAAAGCTTCCAACTGGTTTTGGAGAGTTTTCAATTAATAAGAAGAAAAGAAGAAAAACTAAAGACATCAATGGAAAGGAGTTTGTAAATCTTCCTATTGATTGGCAGAAGACACGAAAGAAAGGAAAAGTTGTATATAACTTTAACTATCATACAGAAGGTTATTTTTTTGGTTGGATGTGGTTTAAATCTACAGCAAGATTTAGAAACTCAGACTTATGGTATTTTAAACCATCTAGAAGAACTTCCAGAGACCTTTCTCATTATATAAAAGCAGATCCTAAATATCAACAGACCTATCACGAATGGAAAAAATAAGTTATGTCATACTATTATAAATACGATTTTGTATCCCCAGAACCACTATACGCTACAGTAAAAGAAGAGCTTAAAAGTTACTTCGATACTGGTGCTGTAGATGATTTACTATTTCCTACATACTTAGATAAGTGTCTT